GTGTACCACGTGAATCCCTGTTTGTCTGCCCATTCTTGCATGGTGTATCTTGTCCCGTCACTTCTACGTCTTGCTCCGGGCATAGCGGTTCTTGGGTTTTGGAAGACAAAGACCAGCGTCTCCTTCTCGCCAAGGCATCTGCTAATATCAACATACTTCTTCGCTTCTGCTCTATCACGGAACCTCCCTTTAGCTTCAATATATATAGTAGAATGTGTACTGTAATATACAAAGTCTGGTTCGTATGTCTTAACCTGCGTGTACGTTAGCTTGTTAACATGGTACTCACACCGTTTGAACTTCTGGTGAAGATCATACTCGAACCAACTATCATAGCCCTTCGGTATGTTACGTTTCGTTCTCTTCACTTGGTCTTTCCCATGTTTGATTAGGTTCACGACGTAACCAGAGCAGCCTAGCGTTCTCGATGACACGCTCTTCAGACTCTAACAATTCAACGCACTTGTTGAACATCTCTATCTCTGACAGTCCTTCAAGGAGCTTCTGAGATTTCTTATCGCCAATACCATACACGCCGACAATGTTATCAGCTTTGTCACCCATGATGATTTGACGGTAGAAGAATAACAGACCTTCCTCTTCGTTAACAGAAGTCAGTTCACGTTTGTTGAAGTTGTAGTGCTTGCCCGGTACTTGTTGGAAGTCCTTATCAAGACTGACGATGATGCTGTCAGGGATGGCGGTAGCGTCGATAGCAATCAAGTCATCTGCTTCCTCATCTTCTGACACAACAGCATTCCAATCTTCGATCAGGTACTTGCGTATAGCTTCCAAGTGTACGGGCTTTTCCTTCTCCTTACGATTACCTTTGTAGGGAGCAGTGACGGCTACGTCATTACGGAAGTTACCCTTACCCGTAAGGTAGACACGGTAGTCTGGTTCGCTATCTATCTGTGTGTATAGATCGCTAATCATATCAGACAAGAAACTGCCCGTAGTATAACAGGCAGTCTTGACTGACTCATCGTTGCACTTGAAAGCACAACGATAAGCTACGATGTCACCGTCGATTAGGATCACAACGCTTCCGCTTCAGAGATAGCGTTATCGGTATACTCGATCAAGTTTGTGATCTTCATCTTAATCATCGAAGGTGAACGACCTGTACCAACAGACCAATCGTAGTAACCTACAACAGCAACAGCTTCAGATCCGTTAGAGATAAGTACATCTTCAGGTATCTCAACGCCGTCAGCATCAGTCAGTCGCATAGGGTTGTTAGACTTCATCGTAATGAAGAAGCCACGCTCGTCACCTTTGTTGCTTGGTGCGATGCCCATCTCTTCAATCGCTTCAACAGCTTTCTCGCTGAGGTTGCCAAGCTGTACCTGATACTTGTTACTGTACTTGTTGAGCTTGTTACGCTCACACCAGTAGACGGTACCGCGTACAGTGATGGGTGGTAGTTTGTTTGCAGACATAAGTTTCTCCTTAATGAGTTTCTGCCCAGTTGTTGCCTACTCTATATTCGCCGTCTAAGGGACACCGTAGGCTGAGTGTCTCACCGGCGATTCGGATAGCACGTACACCCATACGTCCAACCGTATCAGCGTAGTGTGCTGGTGTTTCTATCTGCCACTCGTCATGGACGTTAGCAACAAATCTGTGTGGTATGTACAGTAACTTAGCATTCAAGATTGTCAAGGCTTCTTTCATAACGATAGCCCCGGCACCTTGTAGTAACGTATTCAGTGCGGCGTGTTCTGATCTGACTCTGAGCTTTCGTCCGTCAAGTCCAGTAAGGATGCCTGATACAGCCTCTCTGTGAGTATCTCTTCTAACTCTTTCAAGAGACGGCGTGTTAGAAAGAAATGTTTCTTTAAGTCTGCGTCCAGTAACGCTATTTCCTCCAACGATAGCTCCGATCTTAGCATCGCCGGCTCCATACAGAAACGCATAAATGAATGTTTTTGCAAGAGGTCTTGTCTCAAGTCCAGCTGCTCGTTGATTAGCCGTATGAATATCGCCATTGAGGATTTCATTGGTATAGTCTTCGTCATCCATGTAGTGAGCCAACATACGTAGCTCTAAACCGCTGGCGTCGATGCCAACTAACTTGTTACCTTCGTCCACTGTCCAGCATGACCTGCACTCTGTTCCGAACGGTGCAGACACTGCTGGTACCTGCGCCATGTTAGGTGATTGATGTGTCATACGTCCTGTCACAGCACCGTTAGTGATGACTCTACCGTGTACTCTACCATCGTCCTTGACAGCTTTCAACCATGAGTCGATCTGTGCAACACGTTTCTGTAACATCATGTAACGTGCAACAGCTTTGGCTTCAGGTCTGTCGATACCGTCAAGCACCTTCTCATCAACGATAATGTTACCCTTCTCAGTCTTCTTGTCAAACTTAACACCGATACTTTGCAGGCGCTCTGCTATCTGCTTACGTGAGCCGGGATTGAACACTGTTACCTTGTCCTTCAGACGCTTACCTGTCTTCTCAGAGATTCGTTCTTCAACGATAGGTGGAAAGATAGACTGTAGCTCTGCTTCGATGTTGTTCATCTCAAACATGAGGTCCATCATCAGCTTCTCAGCATATTCCGTGTCTAGCCTGAATCCGTTACGTTCCTGCTCAGTCACGATCCAGCCCACACGATGCTCAAGATCAATAGACTTCTGAGAAAACTTTTCCTTCATCATCTGCAACGATAACCACTTATGAACCTGCTCAGTCAGTTCAACGTCAGCGATACAGTACTCGATCATCTCATCACTCAGTCCACCGTCGTAGTCTGTGAAGTCGAGCTTCCCTGTTCCTCCAAGGATGGTTCCCCAATTACGCAGTGAATGTCCGCCTTCTTGACTGGGGTTGAAGAGTCTGGAGAGGTAGAGAGTGTCCACAACATAATGCCGAGGGATGCGTACGTTCCAAACACGATCAAGAACACCAACATCGAAGCCGATGAGATTATGCCCCACAATTTCTTCAGCATTATTCAACACCTTCTGCAATGTGTCTGGTGAGGTGTGAACTTGTATATCGTTCTTCACCTTCGTAACCGCACACCAAATCGTTGAGTGATCCGTAGTAGTTTCTATATCCAAGTAACAGGTATTCATGGTAAGTCTCGTTCAGTTCGTTACGTTCAGCGTCGTAGTTAAACTTCTGATAAGTCTCCGTCAACTGTTCCTGTTCTAAAATCCAACTCCCAATCTTGCTCATGGTAAACCATCTCCTCTATGTCAGCGAGTGTTCGTAGGTCTGCTCTGTCGATTACGTCACTGTCGTCAAGACTAACAGCTGCACATCTGTTGCACAAGTCTACAAACTCTCTGCTAGTAGCATACCGTCTTGTTGCTTCGTAGTCTGTCAGCTCTACGTCACACGCAATACATCTCACAACATTAAATCCTCTAACTGATTTATTCTAAGGTTGTAGCAGTTAGCTCGAACAATGAACCCATTATCACCGTCCTGTTCCCCTTTCTTAAGGAACCTAGCATCCTCAAAATACCTGTCTTTGTCAAGCCATCCAAGAACATACAGATCACCTTGTCGTATGTATCGAGTAAACAGATACTTATCACATTGCTGGTGTAGTGATGTCTCTGCAATGCTGCAATCGTAGTAATCCTTTGGTGGAACCGTTGTCTCTTTTGTCTTAACATCTATTGTGATACCGTTCCATGTCAAGTCATAGTCTTTGCAAGGTGTGCGTTCACAGCCTAAGTAATCAGCCAGCATAATCTCTGCCAAGAAACCAACAGCGTTACCTGCTCCTTTACGTATGCTGTTACGTATCGCTCCCATCTCAGTAGACTCAGCCAGTGCTTTCTTTTTCTGCTCGTCAGTGGGTGTAAGAGTAATCATAACGGTTTCTCCTCACGTTCATCACGTTGTGTTAGTCGTCCTGTAGCTTCATTGTAGAATACCTCACACGCCTTTCCCGTCTTGCCAGTGTATCTGTTCTTCAACACACGCAGCACGGTCGTGTTTCTGACAACAGGATCATCACTCTGACTGTTACGCTCAGCACCAATGACCGCATCAGACAGCTGTGCAATCGACGCAGAGCCACGCAACATACCAAGGCTAGTCACAGCACCGTCCTCCAGTTGTTTCCCTTCAGGGCGTCGTAGGTGGCTCACAAGGAACATACAAATCCCCATTTCCTGAACGAACGTCCGCAGCTTAGTCATGATCATATCCAAAGCACGTCGCTCATCACCGTTGCTCTGGTCAGATACCAAGATAGAGACGTGATCGAGTACGATATAACGTACGCCTAGTACCTTGACAAAGTATCTCATCCTGCCCAGTACGTTTTCTATCTCGTTACTACCGAAGTGTTCCCAGAGATACACACGATTCTCATAGTCCATCGTATCGTAAACCAGATCAATATCACTGTCGTCATACTCACAGTCTGGTAGGTGGATAGGCTTGTTCAGTTCGAGACCTACGAGGCCACGCATGGTACGCTCAGGTGTCTCCTCAAGGAACATCAACCCAAGGTTATCTTCAGACTGTGCCATGATGGAACTGACTATCTCACGCAGTAGTGTACTCTTTCCCAGTCCAGAGCCTGCACAGATTGTCACCAACTCAGACGTACGTATACCGTATAGGTGTTTGTTCAGCCCATCAAACGGATACTGTACCTTCGCCTTGGTGAGTGGCTTCTTAATCAGATCGCGTAGCTCACCAGCACCAACGATACCTTCAGGTGTGTAAGGCTGAGCAGACCAGAATACCTTGCTGTATAGCTCTGACTGATTGTTAACAAGGTAATCACACGCATCCTTGTAGCCGTTGACGTGCTTAACAATCCTTGCCTTGTTACCGAACAGATCAGCACATTCCTTTGCTGCCTTCTGTCCCGGCTCGTCAGCATCGAAGCAAAGCACAATGTTCTCGAAGCTGTTAAGCCAATCATAAAAAAGGCGACAGTCCTTTGCCGCCGACGTTGCACCGTTACGGACACTGACAACGGGATACTTACTACCTGTCATTTGATGAGCCGCTAACGCATCATACTCACCTTCAACGATAGTTACATACTTACCGCCTTCAGGAAACAAGTGTTGACCGTACAAGCCAGCCTGTTTCCAATCACCAATGATACTGAACCGCTTGTCAGGGTTGCGTACCTTGGCGGCGATGGGTTTTGTTGGATCGTCAGGGCTGTAGTAACCGAAGGTTGTAACGTCACCCTGCTTAAGTGCTGCGTACTTCTTCGCCGTTGTTCCTGTAATGAGACGGTCAGTAATGGAACGGTACTCCGCTGTAATTAAACGGTGTTCTGTCTGACTAAACGATGGCTTTGGTGAATCGCTGATAGATCCTAGCTCTCGTACGTTTTCCCGTACGTTAAACTTATCGGCTTTGGTGTACTTGCTACAGTTAAAACAATAACTCGAGCCGTCCTCGTTGTACGCTAACGCATCACTGCTGCCGCAGTCTGCACAAGGCTGGTGTGTTTCAGTGAAGGCCATTACGTCCTGCTCCCATGTCCGTGTAAAGTTCGTCTATTTCTTCTGCACTCATAGAGTCGAACAAGTCAGCAAAAAAACTACCAGCAATGTTCAACGCTTCAGTTACGGATAACAGTTCTAACTGCCGTTCAACTAATTCCTGTACCTTCTGATCTTTAGAGATACTCATAGGATAAATACCTTATAAGATAATATATTTAAAATAAACTTATATGCCCTTCTGCATAGAGTCTAACATCACTCCTCCTCATCACGCAAGCGTTTATATTCTTCGATGTCATCCTGTTCAAACTCTTCAGCGTAGTTTCCCTTTGCTTCCCAGTAGTCTTGGTAATCATCGGCCCAAACTTCCCAGCTTTCTCTACTGCTCATACTGTTTCAACTCCTTATATGCGTTACTGTTCTTGACTTTTTCAATTGCTCTGTAAAGTGTCTGTTCTAATATCTCAACGTGTCCGTTGTCAACAAAATAATCCAGCACGGTTTGTGCTAGGTTTAAAGACATTGCCCCGCGTGTGAAGTTATTAGTACCATAATGTAAAGCATTGTTGATTGGTTTATCGCCGTAGGTGTCTTCATAGTAAGAAGCACACGAATCAAAAAAGGGATCTAACGCTTCAACAAGGTCATCCCACTGTGGCCTATTGTGTTTAATGCCTTTTTTGTAGCGATACCATTCAGCAAACTTAGACCTTGGACTGTCACCCCAATAATATAATTCCAGTCCCATTAGATTATTTTTCATAAATCACCTCCGTTGTGTGCTTGACAATTCGGTATCGTTTACCGTTGTCACGTTTAGAATATACGTAGTCCTTTGCTTGATCAATACAATCTATCGACCAAACCTGCGACCACACGTCGTCGTATAACTCCACGCTATACATTGTATGAACACCAATCATGTGCATTATTCCTCCTAATCAAACGTTAAAACAAAATGACCTTCTTCAGGCATGGTTACATCGTTTTCGTGGTATGTAAAGTGTGTAACCTTTACTGCGTTGATAAGCTGCAAGTTGTCTTCACCCGTGCTGTAGCAAACCTGCTGTTTTAAATAACGATCGTCCATGCGTAATAATGTTTCTATTAACTTTTGATATGTCATGTCTTACTCCTTTGCTCCTAAGAATCTTTTAAGCTTGCCAGATCGCTTCAGCTTTTTCAGACCGCTTGCTTCTGCCTGTTGCACTTCTGATCTGGTCAAACCTAGCGCCTTTGCTACCTCTGTTTGTGACATGTAGTAATCTTT